CGTAAGACTCTGCGTGGTTCTGCCAACTTCGTGGTCGTCGCGCCCGATGTTGCGACCATCCTGGAGGCCTCGGTGTTCTTCAAGCCGTCCTTCAGTTTGGACGGCAACGGCCAGGTGAGCCAGCCGTTGGTCATCGGTGCTGACAAGGTCGGTACTCTGTCCAACCGCTTCACGGTTTACAAGGATCCGTACTTCCCACGCAACAAGGTGTTGGTGGGTTACAAGGGCAGCGGTTACCTGGAAACAGGTTACGTTTATGCTCCGTACGTTCCGCTGATTGTCACCCCGACAATCTTCGCGCCAGAGGATTTTACACCTCGCAAGGGTGTGATGACACGTTATGGCAAGAAGATGGTTCGTTCTGACTTCTACGGTACGATCACGTGTCTGGATATGAATGTGATTTAACTGAATGCACTAACTTCGGTTAGGTAAGTTCAACGAAGGGCCCCTGGAGAAATCTGGGGGCCCTTCGGCTTTACCGCCATTTGTACATTTCTCTGTTTTTGAATACACAATATTGAAACAAAGGAGAAGTGGTTTGGAACAAACTTGTCGTATCTGCGGACACCAGGATGTCGGAAAAAAACTGTCAAACCACATCAGAAAGTGTCACAGTCTGTCATCGATAGACTATACGATAAAATACATTTATGCAGGCGTTCGTCCCCTGTGCCCCATGTGTGCAGGTGATACGCGTTATACATCGTTCAAGTTCATGAAATATTGTGTCAAGCATTCGTCGATCGCAGAGTCGGAAGCTGGTGCGATTGGAGGAAAAGCTGCAGCATGGAACAAAGGGCTGACAGCAAACACAGACAACAGGATTGCAAAGCTTGCTGGTGAATCTAATCCGTTCTGGAGGAAACACCACACTGAAGAGGCAAAGAATAAGATTTCGCAATCAAAACGGCTCAGCAACGATAGTTTACACGACAGAGTAGACAAACGTTCTGACGAATTTCACATTGCCACACCGCTGGAAGATTACAAAAATAGGCAAAAACAGTATCTAGATTTCGTCTGCACAGAATGTGGAACCGCTAACAGAAAAACACTGCAGGCTTTTGAGAGGGGTAGCCTCTGTGACACATGTCACCCGATCACATCGTCGCAACCAGAAATTGAAATTGAAAAATGGTTGCTGTCCTGCGGGTTTGTAACCAAGAGGTCAGACAGGACTGTCATTCCTCCCAAAGAACTTGACATCATTGTGCCTGAAAAGAAAATCGCTATCGAATATAACGGGTTGTATTGGCACAGTGAACTGTCAAAAGACTCAGCATTTCGAAGTTCTCACCGTGACAAGACGCAAGAGTGCCTCAGGTCCGGGTGGCAATTGGTCCAAGTTTTTTCAGATGACTGGCAAAACAAAAAAGAGATTGTCAAATCCATCCTCCTTCACAAACTGGGAAGCTACCAAGAAAAGTTTCACGCAAGAAAATGCACAATCAAAGAACTGGCACCAAAAGACAGAAAGTCATTTTTTGAGAAAAATCACATTTCAGGCGACGTGTCATCCAAAAAAGCGTGGGCGCTCGCTGACGTTACTGGTTCTGTGGTAGCAGTCCTCTCTGTAAAGTCACCGATCCAAAAAAAGTGGAAAGACAGGATTGAGATTGCCAGGTTTGCAACAAAGGCAGGCGCTCATGTGCCAGGCGCGCTGTCCAAACTGTTACAACATGCTGAGGGATTTGCAAAGTCTGAAGGGAAAATCGGTCTAATCAGTTACGCAGACAGGCGTTACGGAGAGGGAAACTGTTATAAAAAAGTAGGATTTGTCCTGTCAGGCAACACAGGATTGGACTATTGGTACACGGATGGCACCAAGCGCTTTGACAGGTTTTCATTCAGGGCGATAGGTGACCTGTCAGAGCGGCAACGAGCTGAAGCCGAAGGTGTCAGAAAGGTTTGGGGGTGCGGCAGTAACATTTGGTTGCTAGACTACACACAGTAACATCTCACATGGGCAAACACTTGTGTGTAATGTCATCTTTAACAATGGAACATACTTTACATTCAAAATGTCAACGCGTTGCCCTTTCGGCCTCGGTGTACAGCAAATGTCTAATATGTTTGATATGATAACTGACAAACACATGGATGAAAAATGAAAAATAACCGCCTATCACTGTCGAAACTGTTGTTCGAACAGGAAGTTTCGTGGGATGACAAATACGAGCAGTTTGTCCAGAAGCTTGGTGACAATGCAAAAGATCCTAAAACGAGGTCTTTTATTAACGCTGGTCTGAAAGATGGGTATTCAGACGACGACAAGTTCTCATTTTCAAGTAAGGACCTCGCCGTAAAGGATCTCGTTCCAACCCAGAACGAAGTTGACATTGATAAGTCACTTGCATTTCCAATGAAGAAAAGATCCTGGAAAGTTTGTGACCTACAACAGCGGAGATGGTCCTTTTACACTGGGCTCTCCCATTGTCACATACAAAGGAAAATATGTGATTGATGGCCACCACAGGTGGTCACAATTGTACGCTTGTAATGCTGACGCCACAATCAAGGCAATTGACATTGACATTGCAAACCTAGAGCCGCTTGATGTCCTGAAAGCTGTGCAGGCATCCATTGCTATAACGACAGGTGATGTGCCAGTTCAGTCCGTACAGGGGACAAATCTTTTGACAGTCGATGATGCTACGCTCTCTAAGTGGATAGATGGTGTAGGTGAAAGTTTCTTCGATGCAATCAAAGCCGACAAGGCCGTTATGGATAAAATGAAGTCTGTCACAAAGAGTGACGAAGACGATGTGAAAAAACTTGTCAAAGAATATATCATCAGGAACGTGAAGGTGATGCAAGCAAATTCTCAACCAGTTCCTGGTGTGCCCAAGAGAAATTTCATGCCGCAGACTGACAACGTAGACTGGGTGCATCCTTTGAAGACTGGACAAATTGACATCGCTCACCCACATGCAAAAGGATTAATCGAAAAAAATGACGATGTGATTATCGAACGCTGGCAGAAATTGGCCGGCATTCTGAAAGACTGAGGTTACTTTTCACCCGCCATGATTACACTTCATTTCGAGGTGTGTCATGGCTGACGAAGTAAAACCAAAAAGACCTGTTCCTCCGCAATTTCTAAAAAAGAAGAAAGAACTGGAAGAAGCAAAGGCTGCGCATCTTTCTGACCAGCTTCCTCCTTCACCCAAAGAAATCATTGTTGAAAACTTTACAGAAAAGAAAGAAATCGACATTCGAGGGCTCGTTAGAGACCTGATGTTCAATCGATTTTTTCACATCTCAGAAAAAGAAGCCCGACCCATTGCCGAGCGAATGGCAGCAGATGGGTCGACTTCTCTTCACGGGGTGACATGGTTCCTGGCAGGTTTTGAAAGGGCCCAATTGGCAAAAGAATTGAAAGAAAAATACGGACTTTCTGAGTAATCATTTTTGCTTTTTTGCGCATATTTATTGTCAAGCCCGGAACCTTTTTAACCGACCCACCGGTGTTTCGGAAGCATGTGGGCAAGGTAAGTTATGCCAAAGGTAAGATATACAGAAGCCCAAGGGCTCGTTCAGTCAGCCGGTACTGGATTTCAAACAGATGATTTGCCATACGGCACAGTTAGTGCAAAGACTGCTGCGTTTACTATTGGCCAACCAGGGGTTTACACTGTAACAGCGGGCAGCGCAGTTGCAGCAACGATGCCATTGGCATCCTCGTTTCCAGGTGGACTTTTCACCGTTAGGAATGGAGATGCTTTTGCAAACTTTCTAACGTGCTCGGCGGAGGCCAATGGAACGAAAGCCTTCGTTCTTGGTAACACCAATGCAGCCAACGTCGCGAATGGAAGCAAGTTAACTTTGCAGGCAGTGGCTGGTGCGTCAGTTGCCGTAATTTCCGATGGAAAGAACTACATCGTGATGCCTGGTTCCGGATCGGTAACATTTTCAGGAACCTAATTTCATTCACATTCCGCAGCCGGACATAAAAATCCGACTGCGGAATGTGATTCATTGGAGTTATCATGGCAGGGCTTGAAATTTCTCAAAAATTGAGATTCAAGAAAATCAAAGAACTTCTTGAATTGACAGAAAAAGCAGAGAAAGTTAAGGAAGAAAAAGTTAGTGTCTGTGATAGGATGTTGGAAATCTACGAAAGTGAAATGGAACTTCCTAAGAAATCTGAAATGTTCATGCAAGTTATGTCATCTGCGGCTGAAATGGTCAAGAAATGAGTGACGAGAAACAACTCAATGGATGGAATGAGTATTCCAAACTCGTGCTCAAGGAACTCGAAACTTTGGCCGACGGCGTAGAGGCATTGAAAAAAGAACTCCAGGAAGTTCGTCGAGACATTGCCAAGATCGAGACGCGCGAGTCAAAAGTTGACGAGATGAGAGAATGGAAGTCCAAAATGGATGAAGTCATCTCTCCGGGACAGTTGAAAGAATTAATCAAAGAGCACAAAGTGAACAGAGAGTTCATGATTAGGGCAATCACCGTAATTGGCGTTGTTCAATTTTTGATGGCCGGTGCAGTGATTTGGATCAAATTTTTGCAATAACAACTGCCATTGACCTATTTAACTGAAGGGTCAATAAATGGCAAATTTTGCAAGCACAACGTCACCCACACCTTTTGCATTTTTTGACGCCGACACGACCTTCCAGACTGAAGCCGACGCGATGGTCACATTTGTCAAAAGAAAACTGGGCGACGATGTGCTCTCAGTGGAGCTGACAAAGAAACAAATCTGGGCATGTTTCGAGGAAGGTTTCTGTGAATATGGAAAATTGATCAATGAATATCAAGGCAAAAGTCAACTTCACAATTTTCTTGGTTCGTTGACAGGCACGCTGTCAGGCAACGAGAACAAATATCCTAAACAGACATTGGAGTTCTTTCTTCGCCAAGCTGAACCGTATGCCCAGGAAGCTTCGTTAGGCGGTGACTATTCAACGACCAGCGGATCAATCACCCTTGTGGCCAAACAGCAGGACTACAACTTGCTTACTGACCTTGTCGATGGCAGCAGTGTGCCACTGGTCAGCAGTTCCATCAACACACTGGGCAGCAGAATGAAAATAGCGGAGGTGTTCCACTTTAGCCCGCAATCAGCATACCGTTTTTTTGACACTGTATCCGCTATCAACTATCTCAACAATGAGTTTGCTTTCGAATCGTTCACACCTGAGACGGTTTTTTATGTCCTTCCGACATTTGAAGATGTCCTTCGCGGTGGAATGCTGAAGTTTTCAAGCAAACTGCGCCGGTCAAATTATTCTTACAGAATTATCGGGCAGAAAATTAGGTTGTACCCACAACCCACTGCGCAGAGCATCATTGCTGTTCCGAAACTCTGGATACGTGTGCAGTTTGCTTCTAACCCGACGGCTGACACAGGCGACAAGATGCTGAATGGTGTTAATAATATGTCAAATATTCCGTTCGGAAACTTGACGTACTCCAAGATCAATTCCATCGGCAGACAGTGGATAAGGCAATATACCTTGGCACTGTGCAAGGAGCTTTTGGGACTCATTCGTGGCAAAATGAAATCCATCCCCATTCCAGGTGGAGACTTATCTCTCAATGGCGATGACCTCGTTTCACAGGGCAGGGACGACAAGAAGGAACTTGTTACACAATTGAAAGAGATGTTGGAATCTATGACTTACGACAAGCTGATAGAAAAAGAATCAAATTCTTCGAACAATTTGATGAACGTGCTGAGAAAAGTACCGATTCCTAACGGAAAAGCCATTGTGATGGGCTAAATTGTGACGCTAAAGAATGATTGTAATTTTTTCACATTCACAAGGCGATTTGCCGTCGCACTGGGCGGTGAGGTGACGAATGGCTAGGCTTTTTGTGACACCTCGAGAGCTGAATTTCATCAATGACACGACAAAAGAGGTCATCAAAGACATTGTCGGTCAGAAGGTGTATTACTACCGTGTCAGGCCAGAGTTCACAAACATTCACGATGTCTACGAAGAATCTGTCAATAAGATCTTTGATCCACCGATTGAAATTGAGTGCAGGGTGCAATATCAACCAGAAGAAGTCAGGACAAATAAATTTGGGACTGAAGAATTCTTTAGCCTAGAGGTGTGGTTCCACGCCAGGGACATGATAGAAAAAGACATACTGATAAAAGAAGGAGATTTTCTGAATTTTGATGCTATGTGGTTCGAGGTGATAAAACAAACAGTCGACACAATCGTCTATGGGCAAATTGAGCACTCTATGGGCATCAAAGTCATGTGCAAGCAGGCACGACAGGGGCTCATTGACATAGAACCTCTCGGTCCAACCCAGGAACAGTGGACAGACAGCAACGCTGTCCAGGACACTTTCGTCCAGCAACGTGGATTTGTCATGAATAAGCTTGGTGAGACTGCCGACATCAGAAACCTGCAGAAGAACGACGTGCTGGACGCGCCCATAAGCGGACCTGCTGAAGTCTCCCCGTTGGGTGGCATAAGCTCAGCTTTTTATGATGAGGCATAGGAGGGTGTAAGATGTCGACTTCTTCCCAGACAGAAGACAAAAATTCGATAGCTACGCCTGAAAAGTCAGAAAACCTGGCCAACGAATTTTTGGAAATTCCAGCGTGCAGAATAGAGGATGTTGACAGGGCGCTTTTTAACCTGTTTGACAAGGACCTTCCACTGACATTCACACACAGGAATGACACGAAAAGAATCCCAATCGTCTTTGCGACAGGTGAGAGGTTTGCCCTGATTGCCAGGAAGAAGCCGCTTCGTGACAGAGGCAATGCGCTAATACTTCCTGTGATTTCCATCATGCGGTCAAATTTGGCTTTCGGAAGTGACATTGGCATGGCAACGGCACCAGATATCAGGCAAGTCATAAAAAAGCAACTTGGCAAAGAAGATTCTGTGTATCAAAGAATTGTCAATAAAATGGGGTTGCAGAACGCTGACGACTTGGCTTCGCCTTCGGCTTTCATTGACGAACAGAACGAACAAGGTGCGGCGGCTGGACGAATCGCGACCAGACGAAATGGTGTGGGAAGCCCAAATTCTGAAAAGATTCAAGAAGGCAGTTTGTTGGACGCCAAACTTGGGAACAATGTCTACGAGATTTACGAAATGCCTGCCCCCGTGTATTTTGTGGCCACTTACGATGTGACAATTTGGACGCAGTACACGCAGGAAATGAACAATGTCCTGTCGGCAATCGCAGCAGAAAGTCATTTCAATGCTGTAAAATCGTACAGAATTGAGACCAGCAAGGGTTACAAATTTGTCGCGTATTTCGACAACTCTATCGGCCTTAACAATAATTTTGACGATTTTTCAGATGATGAAAGAATTGTCAGAAGCACCCTGAGTGTCAAGGTGCCAGGTTACCTTCTGGGCAATTCTTATGATGGGGCATCAAACAAAATCAGAAAATTTGTGTCTGCACCGCAGGTCAGCTTTGACATCATATTTGGTGATGACCTAGGTGTCGGTAAAATTGGCATCCCTAGCGGAAATCCTGGCGCCTACGTGACCAGCGACCAATTGACCGTCGATGATTCCGTTCCGGGACAGTTCATAGCTGAAAATGTTCCGCTTCTAAACCCCAAAGGCATCCAGCATTCGATAGGTGGTTACACATTACCGGCCACCGCCGTGAGTTCACCTGACGTAAAAATCATTTCTTCACCATTTGCAGGTGATTCACCGCCGCTTGTTATCAGCGTGGCAAAAACCAGCACTACAAAACAAGGAGAAACGACATTTAGGCAAATTGCGTGATGTTTTGTAATGTGGTACATATTTAGATATGTGACCGTTAGGATGTCAGACATATTCAGGAGTCAAAATGGCAGAACAGACCTTTAGATCACCGGGATTTTTTGAGCAGGAAATTGACCTCTCAGCCCAGGTTCAGTCACCAGTCGGTGTTCCGGCAGGCGTCATCGGCACTGCACAGAAAGGACCTGCATTCGTGCCTGTCACTGTCGGCTCTCTGGCTGACTTTCAGACGAAGTTCGGTTCGTTGGACCCAAATCGTTTTGGTCCATATGCTGTGAACGAATGGCTGAAAAACAGGACGGCGTTGACTTACCTCAGGGTTCTCGGCGCTGGGGCCAACTCGACCGCAACAGACATTTCTAACACAAAGATCCAAGGAATTGTGAAGAATGCTGGGTTCAAGGTGTCCGGAACTGTGATGGCGACAAATCAGCGGCCCGCCGGTGCAGGTCTTGCAGATGTCGGTACTGCACAATTTTTGGTCGCACAGCACGAGATTGCAACCTCTACTGAAGCCAACGGCTACCCACTTTTCACAGACAACAGCAGCGTCACAGCCACATCCACAATCAACCTCGTCCGCGGCGTAATTTTGACCGCTACAGGTTCCCGTGTGATGCTTGCACCGAACAACGAGTTTTATTCAAATATCGGAACAGCTGCATCCATTAATGCAGGTCACTTGGCGACGGCCGGTGCCATCGCTTCTTCTCCCCTGACGCAGTCAAAGTATTTCAAAATCATCCTGAGCTCGACGCTGGCGGCATACGGAACTGCTGAAACCAAGACTGGACTGAGAATCCTGTCTGCGTCGTTGGATCCCAACGACGGTGCATACATTGGCAAGATTCTAAACACTGACCCACTGCGTTTTGGTGAAGAACAGCACTTGCTGTACGCCGATTTTTCAGTCGAACACGACCTTGCGAAGGTTGTGACGACTGCTGGCGCAGTGGCAATTGTCTCCGGATCAGTTGCAGGTAGCGCGAACTCCGGTGCCGGTACATCTCTGACATTCAAGGAAATGTTCGGTCGATACGACACACGTTACACCACCGCGGCAACAACGTCATTCATTTCACAGCCTTACGGCAGAAAGGAATATGACCTGTTTCACTTTGAATCGTTGGATGACGGTGAGACAGGAAACAATAACTTTAAGGTCTCGATTGCCAACCTACGCGCTTCAACGAATCCTGCCGACCCCTACGGGACATTTGAGGTGCAAGTTCGTGCCCTGGGTGACTTGGACACCGCCCCTCAAATTGTGGAATCGTTTGCGCAGTGTTCTTTGAACCCTCAGTCAGAACGCTATGTCGCACGAATGGTGGGTGACAAGAAGGTCTATTACGATTTTGACCAAGAAGACCCCACAGAGCGCCGACTTGTCATCAGCGGCAAATACCCCAACGTTTCACAACGTGTTAGAATTGTGATGAATGCAAGCGTCGAAAACAACAATGTGCCGGCCGACGCAATGCCGTTTGGTTTTCGTGGTGTCCCTACGCTGAAGACGACTGACACGCTGAAAGACAAAAATGTAGGGTTGGTCGCAAAAGACGGAAGGACGTTGGGCGATTCTACAGCAAGGAGACTCGATGCCGTGTCAGGAACAATTGCCACAGCAGGCAGTTTCAACCATCTCAGCTCAATTGTTCCTCCGTTGCCTTTCCGTGTTAAGGTCACTCGCGGGGCAACAGCCACTAGCGGCTTTTTAGGAAATCCTGGCACGAATGAGAGGGTCGACGCCCGTTTCTACTGGGGTGTGAACACAGCAAGAATACCTGTGAGCTCAAGCACAGACCCAGCACTCGGAACGACAGACGCCGTCCTTCGTCCGAACGAGGGGTCTGACTTTAACTCACTGATTACGGCGTATGGTAAGTTTGTAGGTATCAAGCTGCTGGATTCCCTGGTGACAGGATCTGGCGCGGACGAGTTCAATGACAATAAATTTACCCTAGCTCGTGTTGCGACGTCCCAGACTGGCACAGGTCTTACAGGTGTGTTCGGATCGACAGTCTTCACCGGGTCGGCAGATCAAGTGATGCTTGAGACTGCATACATCAGGAACGGTGACCCAGACACGTCCGACTACACAATTGATGACGGCATCGACAATCGTTACACGCTGGCATCGCTGCTGGCGACATCATCAGTGCTGTTCAACAGGTTCACCCCCTTCGCTAAATTTACCAATATCTTCTATGGCGGGTTCGACGGAATAGACATTACGGACAGGGACCGCATTTACTTTCGCGATAAAGCATTGTCGTCTGACACAGGCGGCAAAGCTGACAGTGCGTACAGGGGACCGTTGGATGTTTCTACACAGTCCGATACCAACGCTGGCAGCGGACGCAAGAACAACAATGTTGCATCCATGAATGCAGCCGCAGGTATCATGACAGATACGTTCAGTTCCAACATCAACTTGCTGGCAATACCAGGTGTCAGAGAGCCCTTTGTCACCGACAATGCCATGTCGCTTTGCCGCGACAACGGCCTCATCATGTATGTGATGGACATGCCAAAGTATGACAGCTCCGGAAATCGTTTGTACGATGACTCGTCGACAAGACCAGATCCAGGTAAGACATCAGAAACGTTTGAAAGCAGGGCAATCGACAACAGCTACGGCGCTGTATTCTTTCCAGATGTCAATATTCAGGACAGTGTCAATAATCGCGTAGTCAAGGTGCCCTCTTCGGTAGCCGCTTTAGGTGTCCTTGGATTCAATGACAAGGTCGCATTTCCGTGGTTTGCACCGGCCGGTTTCAACCGCGGAGCGCTGGGATTTGTCACCAATGTGGAGACAAGGCTGTCGCAAGGAGACAAGGACACGCTGTACGATGCACGTATCAATCCAATCGCTACCTTCCCCACGGGTGGTTTCGTTGTCTTCGGACAAAAAACTCTCCAGCAAGCCAAGTCTGCGCTCGACCGCATCAATGTCCGAAGGTTGTTGCTCGAACTGAAGCGAATTATCGGTGGATCGGCACAACAGCTGCTGTTCGAACCCAATAATGCCGTCACACGTGCAAGGTTTGTTGCAAGTGTCACACCGCAGCTGGCCTTGGTCCAAGCACAATCAGGTGTCGAATCTTTCAAGGTAGTTTGTGACGATTCCAATAATTCAGCCGAAGACGTTGCGTCCAACAAGCTTAACGGCAGAATTGTGATTGTGCCGACAAGGACAATTGAGTTTGTTTCGATCGATTTTATCATCACCAATTCAGGCGTCCAGTTCCTGTAATCTTGGATAGTTATCAAGTGTAATGAAATTTTCTAGGAGTCAAAATGGCTGAACTAACATTCAAAAGCGCAGGAGTGAGCCTCCGTGAAATTGACCTGTCAGGTCCCACAAAAGTTGGGCCATCCGGCACACCAGCAGGTGTTATCGGGACAGCAGTCCGCGGACCTGCATTTGTGCCCATCACAGTGGGCACATTTCAGGATTTCATTGCTACGTTTGGTAACTCAGACGGTAAAAAATTCGGTCCGATGGCTGTCAGAGAATGGCTCAACAATGCTAGCTCTGTCACATATGTCAAGGTGTTAGGGGCCGGCGACGGCAAGACTAGAAATTCTGAAGGTGATGTGACGAATGCAGGGTTTGTGGTCGGTGAGCAGCAAGTCCAACCAAACGGAATTGTTGGTGCCGGACAGTACAATGGAACAACCTCCGCCGCTGCCCCCGGCCCGCTTGGAAAGACTTACTTCTTGGGTGTAATGATGTCTGAATCCAACGGTTCGGGAATTTTTTCCCAACCAGGCATCCAGACAAGCGCTACCTCTGTGCCAATTCTTCGCGGTGTGCTGATGGCTGCCTCCGGTGTGATGATAGGTCTGTCTGCTAGCGTTACTGGCACATCAAACAATACCCCTGCCGCCAATACAAACGGGTTTGCAGCGTTCGGTGACAGCGGCGCAGGCAACGCCGGTGCGAACATTGGTTCAGTTGTCACATCAAATGCCAAACAAGAATTTACACTGTTGCTCAACGGATTGAAAAACAGTGACAGCTACAAAAATGTCATCACAGCGTCGTTCGATCCTGAGGCTGGAAATTATTTTGCCAACCTCTTCAATACGGACCCCACCCAGCTGGAACCTGCTGGCCACTATCTTTACACACATTACGACATTGCGCCTTCCTTGGCCGTCGTGACTGGCACAGGTTTTGGTGCAGGAACAAACAAAGGTGGTTTTACCGAGGGTGCTGGATCTTTGATTGCGCTGCTTCTGACCTCTTCACTAGGCAGGAACACCGGCAATGCGTCAAGCACGACGACCTCCCTTGGCGTCCCCAATTTCGAGGCGTTCAGTGATAGGTTCCGCAACGCCTTCTCACCGTTCGTGGTTTCCCAAAAATTTGGCGGCGCCAATCAAAACCTTTTCAAACTGCACGCTCGTTCCGACGGTGAAGTTTCTTCCGCCGAGTTCAAGATTACCATTGAAAACATTCAGGCATCAACGAACACTGTCAGTAAATTTGGCACATTTGATTTGCTTGTTCGTAAATTCGATGACACCGACGTTCAGCCTATAGTATTGGAAGCATTCCGTGGCCTGAGCTTGGACCCAACTTCTGACAAATACATCGCCAAGGCAATCGGTGACACAGACACGTTCTTTGATTTCGACCAACCGCTAGGAAAGCAGAGGCTGGTCGTCGAAGGTGATTACCCCAACGTCTCGCAATATGTTTACGTGCAACTTTCCAGCGGTTTGAAGGACGGCTCAATAGATCCGACTGCATTGCCCACAGGCTTCAGAGGTCCGCACCACCTGGTACTTGGTGCAACTACCGTAACGACCGTGGGATCTGTACTGACTGGCACCATCGTCGGCTCGACCAACACCGGCGGGTCGATTGCCGGCATTACAACGGCAGCCTTACGTACAATCAAAGAACCAGCGTTTCCTCTTCGTCGTAACTTGGCAACAGGCCTTTCCACCAAAAAGGTGGTCCAACCCGCCTTAACGTGGGGCACACAGTTCGAACTGCTGAACGATGCCGACGAACCGAACAAAAATCAACTGATAGATTCTACACTGGTCTCGTTGACAAAATACTTCCCTCTGTACCACCTCAGTCAGCAGAACGCTTTTGTCGGAGACAATGCAGGGACAGCCAACGTCGGCGGTGCCGTCATTGACTCTGACCTCTACAACAGAAACTTCTTTTCGCTTGAACGCGTCGAGGTGATAACGGGATCCACTGACAGGCCCGATCCCACCCAGTGGGCGGTCGCAGCATACAGGCGAGACGGTGTCGCCGTAAGCAGCATCACAGACACCAATGGCACATCAAAGGGTTCCAGGTTCCTCGATGCATCGAAGGACTTCGGTGACCTCCCCAGTAAGAGATACCTGAAGTTCACCTTCCCGATGCAAGGCGGTTTTGACGGTGTCAATATTTTCAACAAAGACAAGAGCGAAATGACCAACAATGCTGTCCTTCGTGAATTCAGCGATTCCACCAACCAGGGCGGTGTGTCCGGTCCCACGGTCGCAGCTTACCGCAAGGCGATCGATGTGCTGAAAAATAAGACAGATGCCGACATCCAGTTGCTAGCAATACCTGGCATCAGGGACACATCAGTGACAGATTATGCGACCGATGCTGTGGAGACACGTTTTGATTCCATTTACCTGATGGACATCCAGGAGAAAGACAACGTCGCCTCGATCGTGACGGGTTCCAACCAGTTGGTCAGTGTAGCCAACACTGTGGCGGCGCTGCAATCGCGTGGCTTGGACTCTTCGTTCGCTGCTGCGTACTTCCCAGACGTTGTGATAACTGACCCTGCGACAAAGACAAATGTCAGCTGTCCGCCGTCCGTAGCTGTCATCGGTGCGTTCTCGCTGAACGACAAGATTGGTTTCCCGTGGTTCGCGCCTGCTGGGTTCACACGCGGTGCGTTGGCAACTGTGCTGGAGACGAATGTGAAACTGAGCCAGGACAACTTGGACACTCTTTACGGAGCCGACATCAACCCCATCACACAGTTTCCAGGCACGCCAAACCCTGTTGTTTTCGGCCAAAAGACATTGATGGCGGCCCAGAGCGCGCTCGATCGCGTGAACGTCAGGCGCCTACTGATCGACATTCGTCGCAAGGTCAGGGCCGTGGCTAACACATTCATCTTCGAACCTAACAGGGCATCTACTTTGGCGGCATTCTCCGCACAGGTGACACCGATTTTGTCATCGGTGCAAGCGCAGCAGGGACTGGATCGGTTCAGTGTGAGAATCGATACCACGACCACGACCCAAGCGGACGTGGAGAACAACACGATTCGAGGTAAGATATTCCTCCAACCCACAAAGTCTGTGGAGTTCATCTCGTTGGATTTCGTGGTGACAAACGCAGGCGCACAAGTGTGATGACAAAAATTGCAGGAACACATATTTATCAAACATAAGGCAGGAGAAACAAAATGGCAGAGACACTATCAGTAACCGATATGCTTCCCAACAAGTTCGAACCTAAAAGAAAGTTTAGGTGGATATTTGCCATAGAAGGAATTGACGCCTTCTTGATGAAAACGGCAGCACGGCCATCAATGACGCTGGAAAACATTGAAATTCCATACATCAACTCCACACGTTATGTGTCTGGCAAGGGGAAATGGGACGAAATCACGGTAACACTCCACGACCCAATCGCACCTTCAGGTGCGCAACAGGTGATGGAGTGGGTCCGCACGCACTTTGAGTCCGTCTCAGGGCGCGCCGGTTATGCAGATTTTTACAAGCGCGACTGCCAACTAAAAATGCTCGATCCTGTCGGCACAGTGGTGGAGCTGTGGGACATCAAGGGTGCCATGATAACCAAAGCTGATTTCGGTGGTGGCCTTGATTACAACACCAACGATGCGACTGAACTGTCCCTCGGCCTGCGCTTCGATAACTGCGTGCTGCAGTACTAACATAATGCTCGGTCACCGAGCTGCGTTTTGTCCGACTTGCCTCCGCGGTAGAAATGCCCCGGAGGCAGGTTTTTAATGTCAACAGTCTTGTTTCCTGTGATTGCCTGGTGGTGACCAATTTGCGCAACCAGTGACTCCACGTTGCCCCCAGAGACACGGAAAAGTTTTTGATGGTTGTTCTATTTATTTTGTCGTGTGGTTTCACGAATGACAAACATGTTTCACCTTGAGCCGCACAGTCACGTACAAAAATTTTACACACAGCGAGCAAAGTTACAATAAAACAAAGGAGACAGTCACACATGCAAGAACACAGACAGGGCAATGATATTTTCACGCAGCACCAGGCCGCTGCTGCCGGAATGATGACCAGAAATGTGATGAAGGACGATTTTGGGTACGAAGTTCCTGTTGAATCGGTCCCATTGCCATCCGGTGGAATCATTTATCCCGAGGGCTCACCGCTTCACAATTCCGAGACTATCGACATCAAGGCCATGACTGCCAAGGAGGAAGACATCCTGACATCCAAAGCTTTGATTAAAAAGGGCACTGTAATAACAGAGCTCTTGCGGTCATGCATACTTGACAAGTCGATAGATGTCGAACAATTGATTTCTGGTGACCGCAATGCGCTGATGACAGCTATTCGCATTACAGGATACGGTGCATTGTACAACTGTGAAGTCAGTTGCCCCGCCTGCAACGAAAAAAACAAACAGGAGTTCAATCTCGGTGAGCTGCCAATCAAGCGGTTGGACATTGAACCGACCGTAGCAGGTGCCAACCTGTTTTCGTTCTTCTTGCCAGTCAGTAAGAAGCAAGTGCATTTTAAGTTCCTCACAGGCGGAGACGAGACGGAAATCTCCCAAGAAACGGAGCGCAGAAAAAAGAAGCTCGGTAGCGACACTGACAACCTGATAACAATAAGACTGCAGTATGCCGTTGTTGGCATTGGCGATGTCAAGGACAGGACAAAAATCCAACAGTTCATTCGTAACATGCCTGCAGGTGACTCTAGGGCCCTTCGAAAGTTCATGGATGACCACGAACCTGGCATTGACATGAAATCGTGGATGACGTGTTCCTCGTGTTCGGAACAGAGTGAGGTGCGCCTACCCATCGGCGCATCGTTTTTTTGGCCTGACGCCTGAAGATAAGGTCGTTTCCCTGGAACACATTTTCACTCTGATGTATTATGTTGGTTTTTCGTACCACGATGCATTCAACATGCCTGTGTGGCAAAGAATCTGGTTCATTGACAGGTTGATGGAAGAACTCAAGAGATCCAACAATGAACAGTCACGCGCTGCACACGCCAACACGCCAGACGCCAGGGCATTGGCAGGAAAATACAGGTCACAGGTACCGGCCAACCTGAGGCGCTTCACCTGACAGAAAGAAAGTTACGAGTTCCCATATTTATATGCCAAGGTGAGCGCTCATGGCAGACTTGGGACAGCAGACACAACTACAGGCTTCTATCAATGACATCCTCACGGCGAGGACCAAGCTTTTAGCAGACCACGAGAAATCCCTCTCGACGCAAGCTGACATCATTTCATCGATGAAAAGCGGCCTTGTTGCAGGTGCTAACAAGGCGGCCGACGCTGTGAACCGCATGGCTGGTGCGACCGACAAGTCCGCTAATGCAGCAGACAAAGCAAAAGAAAGTCAACAAGGCTTTAACGTTGCGATGAAGCAATCCGCCGAGGAGGCTGACAAGGCCACCGGAGCATTGAATGGTATGGCTAGCGCAACCGATGCTGTTGCGAGCGCGCTCGCCAAGGCAAAAGAAAGTCAACAAGGCTTTAACGTTGCGATGAAGCAATCCGCCGGTGCTGACAAGGCCACCGGAGCATTGAATGGTATGGCTAGCGCAACCGATGCTGTTGCGAGCGCGCTCGCCAAGGCAAAAGAAAGTCAACAAGGCTTTAACGTTGCGATGAAGCAATCCACCGGTGCTGACAAGGCCACCGGAGCATTGAATGGTATGACTAGCGCAACCGATGCTGTTGCGAGCGCGCACGACAAGGCAAAAGAAAGTCAACAAGGCTTTAACGTTGCGATGGAGCAATCCGCCGGTGCTGACAAGGCCACCGGAGCATTGAAAGGCTTTAACGTTGCGATGAAGCAATCCGCCGGTGCTGACAAGGCCACCGGAGCATTGAAAGGCTTTAACGTTGCGATGAAGCAATCCGCCGAGGAGGCTGAAGAGTTAAAAAAGAAACTTGCCATGGTAAGCAAAGTGGCAGGTGCTTTTGGTGATGCACTGTCTGCCGCTACGTCAGGTACGTTTGGCCTGATAAAAATGGCCGGAAGCCTCGTAGGCACACTCTTCAATGTCGGCCTGGCGATACTGTCTTTGCCTTTCAAACTGTGGGATGCATTCGTCGAAAAATCCGCGAATATGCCCTACAACCCCGCTTTCAGACAAATGAAAGAAGACGTCACGGAGATGTTCGGCAGTTTGAAAGGCGGCGCCGGCGGCCAAGTAATGGGAGCATTCAAAGAGCTACAACAAAGCTCAGGGGCCATGGCCAAAGAGACAAGCCTCAGCATGCGAAAAATTTTTGGCTTTGGCGTCGAGGGCAAGGCCGCGATGCTCGGGTTCATCAAAGACATGAGCCAGGGGTTGGGCTCGCAGCTGGGACCCATCATGGCACAGATCGGGTCCGACATCGGTCGCGTCACGTACGCAATCAAGGGAATGGGACTGTCTAACGAAGAAACTGGCAGTGCCATGAAGTTCTTCTACAATTCAGGCCAGAACGCTTCCAAGATGCTGCAAGAAATGGGAACAACTGCGGCAATGATGGCCAAGCAGTCAGGTTTCAACATCAAGACCCTGAGCAAGGCGATGGTGGAAACCACACAGACATTCCCGCAATTTGCCAAGAGCGGTGTCCAGGCGATGGCGAAGGTAGCTCACTACACTCACAACCTGGGCATTGAAGTGAAAGACCTGCAGGGTGTGTTTGACAAGTTCGACTCGTTCGAGAATGCTGCTGAGGCAGCCTCGCAACTTTCCCAGGCATTTGGCGTCAACATCGATGCCATGAAGATGGTCAAGGAACAAGATCCGACTAAACGTTTGGAGGCATTACGCAACGCCTTCAAAGCTGCAGGAAAAGACATCAACAACATGACTTCTGCTGAGAGGAAGCTGGCGGAGTCGACCACCGGTCTCACAGGTGCAGCGTTCGAAGCAGCCATGGGTGAAGGCAACAAGAAGAAAGCGCTGTCTGAATCAGAAAAAGCTGCACAGTCTGCGACACGGGCCGCAAAAGATCAAGCAAAAGCCATGAAAGAGCTTGCGGCGGCTATCAAGAAAATCGTTCCACCAGAAGGCGAAAAATTCCAAGGGTTTTTTGATGCTTTCTCCAAGGGTTTCTCGGAGGGCATGAATCGTTCAGAGAACATGCGGAAGATGTTCATAAATTTACAGGCCACATTCAGACAGGCGTATTACTTTGGAAGACAGTTAGCTCAATTATTGTTTGACAATTTCCCAGGAATGGACAAGCTAGCAAAGGGTTTCACTGAACTTTTCAATCCTGCAAAATTCAGAAAAATGTTCGATGAGATTTTGGGGGCATTTAGAACATTTTTTACTGCCGCACAGACAGACCCAAAGGCTGGCATGCAAACCTTGATGAAGAACATTGTGAAAATTTTTGGAGATACGTTCGGAGGAGCCGGAGGAGCGCTGGAGAAAATCAAGGAAGGGTTCAAAACTATCATGTCTGTCCTCGGTGTAGTCTTCGGTGAGCTTCTGAAAAAACTGATGGAACTGGCCACAGAAGGAATAAAAAATCTCATAGATCTTATTACCGGAAAGGCAAAAATCGATACTTCTGGCGCTACCAGCATAGCTGGCAGCTTTTTTGGTCCAATAAAGGATGCCCTGAAAGAGCAAGGACCAGCACTGGGCGATGCATTTATCGAACTCATCAACGTGGCATTTGAAAAACTTAAGCCGCATCTTATAGAGATTGCAAAAGTGCTGGCAATAGCATGGACAATTCAATTTGCCATTTCGTTGGCTATGCAACTGGCCATCGAGTTTGCAAAGAAAGCATTTGTAAATATGCTGACAAATCAAGCCGCCACCGCCGCCGGCAGCGCTGCCACCACATTTATGGGCGCGATAAAAGGACGTCTTACAAATTTGGTTGGTATGATACCTGGCGGGGGGATGGGTCTTGCAAGAATGGCAGGCCCCGTCGCATTAGGAATTGCTGTCGCAAAAGGGCTATATGATGGTATAAAAGATGGATTCGAATCCAACAAGACAGGTCCAGCCGCAGTCCTGGACGGTGTCCAGGGGTTTGGCGCATCAGTTTTGTCATCTGCTACACTAGGTCTCGTTTCAAAAGATCAAATAAAATCTGCAGGTGAATCCGTTGGCGAATTTATATTCAAGTACCATCCTGTTACGGTGTTAGCGAACGTGGTCACGGGTGGGGCGCTTCACAAAAAAATGGATGAAGCCACAAAAAAAGAAAAAGAAATGGGTGAGCAAATTGCAAATTCTCAAAGAATTTCTGCAGAAGGCATCAAACAGGCTCTGGAGGAAGGTCAGGAGACAACGAAACGTCTTTATGAGGATGCAGTAAAAAGAGGAGACTTGGAATCTGCTGTTTCTTATGCTGCTCAGGTGCAGGCACGCGCAAAAGGCCTTGACCCTACTTCTCTAGAATTCCAAAAAGAAAGAGACATCCTAAAACGTACAGTAAGGGAACGAGTTGAAAAAGAAATTGCTGAAGCCGCTAAGGTTGAAGCAGAAAAAGTAGCAGCCGCCCTAAAAGAAGCAAATGATCCTGACAAGTTGTTTATGGATGCTTTGACAAAAGCGCAAGAAACAGCAACAAAAATTGAAGAATTATCAATACTGCAAGAAAAACTAACAGCAGCAAAATCAAAGTTTGCTGCATTGGATCCTGGACGACTAGAGAAGGACCTTAACGAAATTCTACCAAAATACACAAGGGCAATGGAAATAGTTTCGACCTTTGCTGTTACAGTCGCAAGCGAGCAGAAAGGTGAACAAGCTAATTTGAAAAAAATTTTTTATGAGGCTCAGGAAAATGTAGGCGCAATGGCAAAGCTTGCGACAGATATGGTTACCTTTGCTGGAATGGCTGGAAAATTGGCAAAGATCAGCCCCGCGCTTATGAACAGCAGCGCTATGCTCGAAAACGTTGCAGAAATATCAAAAAATATTATGTCCAAATACGCTTCAACCGACGGCAGCACGCTGGGTGGGAAGAGCATTGCGACAGATATAAGTGACTTTGTGAGCGGCGTAAAGACAGCAAATGACAGTTTTTCCAATATTGATGTCAAAAAGACTGGTTTTGCAACTTTTGTTCAGAATCTATCAAAAATGGGAAAAATTGAAGTCAATCACAATCTGCCAAATGCTCAAGTGACGATTAACGTGAGTCTCAATGCTAAAGACGTTGCTCATGCCATAGCACCACAGCTCATTCGAGTAGACTTAAGCAAAGACACCAACAAACCACAGCGCCTTGCTGTGGAACCGGGTGGTAGTGAACGTCCTGGATTGATCTCATCACCATGAAAGAACCACACGAGATACAGTCATGGCTTGAGAAGCTGGCGGCGAGAAAAAATACTTTGGCAATGTCCTACCTAGCAATATTGCAGGAAGCTGCACCCGAGACTAAAAAATACTGGCTCAGCATGTTAGGCAACGTGCTTGACGACGCAGCCGTGGGTGAGGAAGATGAACAGCAGTCCCCTGCTGAGGAATAAAGCCGATGTTAAATGAAGCCGATGCCCTCAAAAATCCTAATTTCTCGCCAAAGGGTGAGCCTAGTCCCATAGACAGTGACAAAGACTTCACAGACGCCACGAATGACATCTCTGCTGATGCCCGTGAAACCCTATCAGCTTATCTTGGAAACAAGACAAAGAGAAATTCATTTCCTGTTTCTTCCGCAAAACACGAGCTGTTGAAAGGGCCCCATGTCAAAGGGACGTCTTTGAAGAAACCCAGCACCAACCAGAAACATTTCACAAATGAGCGCTCTGAAAAGCACTTGCAGAGCGCTGGGTTGGGTGTTAATGCCAAACCGTTGACATTTTTTACGGATGATCAAATAAACAAGGTGTTGTCAAAAACAGGTGCCCTAGACTTGCTTAACGGGCACACACTGTTATCAACAATTCCTGGCGGCAATGTGGCCGACACTGCTGGCAAACCTGAGGATGCGACCCAGGGAATGAACATTCTCAAGTCCATACATGAACAGCTGAAATCGGCGAACAAATTCAACCCTGACAACATCGTATTCGATCCCAAGATCGAGGAAAATGACAAAATGTTTTCTGTCCAGAGAAAACTGGGTGAATTTGACAAGAAATCAGATGTCGTGACGGCCAAACAGCTGGCTGACAATATAGGATTGTTGCTGGCAGCGCAGGCAAGAGACAGCAATCCTGAATATGAAAAAACAACTTTTTTGACCAATAAATTTCTTGGCGGGAATAAAAATCCCTCGACGAATTATCTGTTGTCGGGTTCGAAGGCCGCCAGCACCTTTTCTGATGTGTACCCTTACAGCTTACAGAAAACATTTCCTGTCAACGGGAAGAGGGTTGACTACCACCCTGGCAGGGATTTTGAAACAGGCATTTCTGCCAATGGTCCCGGCATTCTGGAGGTGACAAAAACTGCAATTTTGTCTGTAATTGCTGCGGCTTTTGCAATGACTGCGAAAGAGACGCTCAAAAAGAACAGGTTCGTGGCGCTCAACCAGAAACAGAAACTTTTTTCCTTGACATTTCTTAGCGATTCTTCCACGACTGGCCTACTGTCTTACGGAAAAAGAGAGAGCAGAAGGTATTGGGACACACCTAACAAACTCGGGTTCAGTGACAGGTTGTTAGGTGGCAGTGGAAATGTCGATAACGATTGGTACAAAAGATTTGCAGACTTTGACAATGATTTCACCAGATGTGTGGGAAGAGGTATTCTGCTATTTTTCGGTGACAGCGGCGAGACAGATTATGAACCAACAAAAATCGATGGTATATTCAAACAAGACCTTCCGAACAATGTGAAGCAGGCACCTGGTTATTACTTGAGCCTCATGCGAGCCTTGCAAATTTCAGGATTGAATTTGACAGGAGCAAATGCCAAAAATATAACCAGCAGCAAAATTTACAATTTCGTGATGACAATGGCAGGCCTGGGCGATGTGGCGCTGAAGTCTGAACGCGGCACCAGGGACGTCACCCCGTCAGAGCGATTGCTGACAAAGAATGCTTCTCGATTTCTGCAGCCCACAGTGCTGGCAGCGGCTGTTATTACTGCCGCACCTGGTGATACAAGATTAAAAATTGGCGGTGCGCTGCTGGGCACATTCAGAAAACACGCCTCTCGTTGGTCACCTGCTGAATTTGACACGTCAGGTGGGGCTAACCCGCTTTCATTGCACACATTTTACTCGACACACAAACCCGTGCCTGGTGTCGGAAGGGCTTCGACTACACCTGGCGGAATCAGAGCACTGACGCCCTCCAGAAACAATGTCGAAATGATAGAGAATGCGTTGGAATCTGAATACATGCCGTTCTACATACACGACTTGCGCACGCATGACATCATTTCAATGCCGGCTTTCATCACTGACTTTGGTGAGTCGTTCACGCCCAGCTACAGCAACGTAGAAGGCATCGGTAGGCAAGACCCGGTGAGACTTTACCAGAAGACAGAGAGGGCGGTGACGTTTGGTTTCATGTTGGTGGCTTACAACGAGGAAGATTTCGATCACCTGTGGCTGACCATCAACAAGCTTGTGTCTATGTGTTACCCACAGTATTCGAGTGGCAGAAAAAGAAGTGATAGTGATGGAAAAAATAAGTTCATTCAGCCATTTTCGCAGGTGCAGGCAGCGTCACCGATGGTCAGGTTGCGACTGGGCGACGTTTTCAAATCAAATTATTCAAAGTTTGGCCTGGCTAGGTTGTTTGGGGCAAATGCAGCAGACCCCGCCGCAAAAGGAGAGGTGGGTCCGAGTTTGAAACTGGGATACACAGCGCCAAAAGTCCTTTTGTCTGCTTTGGAACTCGCGAATGCTGAGACCGATCTTACCGGCGTCAAAGCCAGTCAGACACTATACGACGAAGGCGGCACAGGCGCATCGGGCAACGCCCAAAGGGTGACAAACTATGTCAGTAATGACCAAGCTGACGATGTCAAAATGGTAACGAGGTTGGGTTTGGACCTCGCCGCCGACGCCGCAGCCGACGCCGCGGCAGCCGCCGCCGCCGCCGCCAGCGTATCCTTTCCTAAAAAGGATTTTTTTGATAAAGATAAAAACGCAATTGTTCGTTCTTTTGAATCGACGCGTGGCCGGGGTGTGGCAGGATTCATCAACTCACTGGCGTTGGATTACAATATCGGATCGTCTGTTTTTGAGACCAAAATGGGCAGAAAGGCACCAAAAATTGTGAAAATTTCTCTGGGGTTCCTGCCCATCACAGACCTCCCACTTGGCTTGGATTTCGATGGCACCATGCGCAATCCGTCACATCCTGTTGGAAGGTTTGCGGGTTCGTTCGGTGATGTGTATGATGATATCACTGCTGGAGCAGCGGGTGGGACTTCCGGCTTCAGGGCAAAAGATTTCAATCAATCAGTGTTGGGCAGGAAGGCAGCGAACGGTCAAGTGGCAGCAGATGTACTTGTGGGTGCAGCATTCGCCGCGGACGATGGTATTGGCAGCAAACCCTGACAGAGGATGACGAATGTACATCAACCGTTACGAATCAGACAGCGTCATTGGTGGCAAGATTTTAGGCACTAACGGTGTCATACAGCGCATTCAAAACGCTGTGAGATCAGGTAATTTGTCTGTGACAGAAATGACAATACAAGAAGGCGATAGGCTGGACGTCATTGCAGGCAGATTTTACGGTGACGGTCGGCTGTGGTGGGTGATCGCGGCTGCGTCGGGCATTGGGTGGTGGCTGCAAGTCACGCCAGGAACTTTGATTGTGATCCCTACAGACATAGCGCAAGTGAAAGGGTTGGTATAATGCGTGATTCTGCTAGGCTTGCCTACGATGAACTGAGCAGATATTTCGGTCTTAGGTCGTCCGATTCTTACCTCAACAAAGCCACCGGTCAAGGTCCAGCCAACGGTGCAGGCAAACAGTCTCCCTTGGGAAAAGCTTACCACGCTCTTTTTGGCGACGAGAGCAAAAATTACACGATTGAAGAAATTTGTGCATCGATTTCTGAAATGGACGAAGCAGAACAGAAAAAAACTTTTTGTGTCACACCTTACAGTCAAACTGCTAAAAATAGTCTCGTAAATCGTAAGACTATAAATGACCCTGCGGCGACGGGGTTGAATGACCAAGGCATTGGTGGTCCTGGACGGGCGGGTGTAAGGGATTGTTACACTGTTCAGGGCATGGCTGGGCAGGATAAGTTCCCAGACAATGCCAATCGCATCGATGTCGTGCAAGTTTTTCCTGTCAAGTGTGTGCCCGAGGTCGCCGATACTGACGTCATTACACTGTACCTTTCTACGATCAACAGTGTCAATATGTCACTGGCGGTTCCTTACGTGGACGTAATAGTTTCAACCGAGGGCGAAGGAGCTCTGTCACAGGAACCATTTTCGTTCGGTAAATTCTTGGGTGCAACTGACACCGATGCCGCTGCAAAAGCTGCATTTGTTGACAGAAGTGCCGGAGCTTCATCAACAGCAAGAACTGTTACTTCCATGGAAATTTTTACTTCCCCCCAGACGTTGGTCAATGCGACACCTGAAAACGTGCGCTTTGACGAAAACAGTGATGCTCGCAGGCCTCGCGACATTTTTCGACCGTTTCTTTCGATAGAAAACATGAGCATCAGTGTCGTTCCCAGCGGCGCAGGACTGATAGCCTTCAAGACCGCACAGATGAAACTACGACTTTTCGACAGGGGAAGGTTGGCCGACATTGTCCCAATCGTCGCGCCGTCACGTTTTGGTCTGGTGAAATTTGACATTTCGTACGGGTGGTTCCATCCAGCAGGTGGACTTACTAAGGGAAGACAAAGTGATGCAAACGATGACAGGATCGGAGAATTAATCGATTCCATGTATGTCACTGAATCTTTTCAAGTAGTCAACAGTAACTTTTCGTTCGAACAAGACGGGTCAGTGTCAATTGATTTGAAACTTAGCATGCTGGGCCGTACGGCATTTGCAAACGAATCGGTGAAATTTCGTGCAGACGATGCTAACCTGAAAAATATTCAGGTATTGTTGAACAATTTGCAACAGATGCTGAGAGGCTCGAAATCAAAAGCATTGAATGAAATTACATTTTTGACAGGCAATGTTAATACATTTTTACAGATGAAGACAGAAGACGTTGCAAAGCTAAGGGGATTTCTTAGAAAAGGCAGTGATGCATCCCCAGAAATAAAAGATGTCATAAAAAAACTTTTTGGTGCTGATAACAGAAAAGGTGGACTTCGTGAGGCGTTAACTAAAGATAGAACAGAAAGCATAAACGACTTCATCCAAAATGTGCAAAAGAAAGACGATCCATTCATTCGACTCAAAGGTCTAGCCGGTGGCGCCAAGGGGTTGGGCGTGACAGAAAAAGAACTAAAAGGTGGCGACTATGCATCGTTCGGAAGAATTGTAGTAGATTTGCTGGGTGATGTTTTTCAAGAACACGGTGATGTCATTTTTGTCTTTGGGTGCTTCAACAAAAATGCCGGAGCAATGTATGACCACAACATCTCACAATTTCCAATCAAGCTGAAGTCTTCTAAAAAAGCAGCTGTGACTCTGCAACGAATGTTGCTGAAAACATACACGGAAAACGGTGACGTCACACCTGAGCAGCTGATCAGCCAGTTGAACAAATTTTTCCTTTCCAGGGAAGACACTGAAGCGTACGGCCTCAGTCAAATTTACAAAAATGATCCGGTAATTAACAAAGAAGGTGAAATTGTCGAACAATTGAAAGAAAAGGTCAACGAAGAATTGCCAGCTTCAAAATTGGCAGCTGAAAATAAACGGATAGCCAATCTAAAACTCATTTACGGCGAAGGCAGGGAAAGCCCGGATTTCACCGTCCCACGTATCAATATGAGAATTGATTCAAAACCCGATAAAAATGGAAAGATTGTCACCAGGGTAATCTTCACAGACCAAGCTGCGTCAAATGTCGGTGACATTGCTGAAATTTTTGATGACGTGACTAGAAGTGGTTCATTTACAAAACAAAACATTCCTTCGACCGCTGACGGCAGTATCCGTGGGGCGCAGCACAACGAATTGGCCAATGAAGTTTTCCAAAAAATGCGAGAATCAAAACTGTTCGATGTCAGCGGTGATGAAAAAATTCTGAAGCTGAAAGATTTTGGGTCGGTTGAAGGACAGTTGAGAAAAATATTCTACGAACATTTTCCGACCCTAATCTACGGGTCGATGGGGTCAGGCATCATTTCGGCGCAGTTGTCATCGAACCAGAACGATGCATTGACCACCATTGCGCTACAAAAGGAACCAGATTCTTCGCCTATTCCCCCTGGCCTTCCTGTGATGATACACCCCACACAACTGTCAATGGAAGTGTTCGGCACACCGCTGTTCAAATACTCACAAAAGTTTTTCATCGATTTTGGAACTGGCACTTCTGCTGACAATTTTTATGTCGTGTCAGGTGTCGACATGAATTTTGGGCCAGGTGAGTTCAAGACATCGTTAAAAATGACCCAATTGGATGCTTTCGGTCGGTTCATGAACACTAAGAAAGTGGTGGAACAAATAGTGGTGGCCGCCGAAAAGAAACAGAAGGACAAGACATCGGAGAAATCCAAACCCCAGAGCAAACCCCAGTCCGTCGTCGAGCTCGACCCGATCGTGATCAAGGTCTAGCACACCCCAGTGTTTGTCGTCGACGAACCGCAGGCCATCGACCTGCCCGGCGAATGATCTACGAGAGCACTAGTCGAGAGTACCAGGAAGATAGCCGCATAGCCAGCGTCAGCCCACCCTGTTTATCGAAGTACGCAGATGAACAACTGCCCCCAGTAAGATAAAAATTCACTGTGCTTATTGAAGTCAACGACAGCAGTTTCTCTTTCTCGTGGAACGTAGGCATTGCGCCTGCAGGTTCGCTTCGCCTGAGCACAGACGCCAGTTGCCCGTTCAGGCAATTCATCAAGATTGTTGCCGACCAAGATTTCTGTTTGCTGCCCGAGAAATACACGAAGATGAACCAACATTTCGTCTCTTCCTCACACAGTCCGTTGTTGACTGTCCCACGCCACGAACTGCGTAACAGGTTCCAGGCTGCCGAGGAAGCGATATCTAGGTGCCTGTCTTCCTGGGAAGACAGTGAATATTTTCTGGCTTGGTCAAAAATTGACCAGTTTCTGTCATCGATGCAGCCTGCGAAGGTTGACGCAACTGCGCTGACGAAACTTTTTGCAGGCAGGCCTGACGGGCATGTCGGGACCCTGGCAACTTTTTCTCCTGGCACCAGCGGCTTTGCACCCGTCACGAGATACTGTAACAGCAACACCGTGACAGGGAGGCTCAGCGTGCTGTCGGGACCGCACATCCTGACTGCACCCAGAGAGATCAGAAACTGTCTGCGCTCTTCTTTCGGTGGCGGTTCTGTGCTGACAGTCGATTTCACATCCATTGAGCCAAGAGTGGCTCTGCTCTCTGTCGGCAAGCTTGCGCCCGAAGACGTCTACTCTGACATCCTGGAAGAGTTTCAAGGCATCGGTCGACAGACAGCCAAGGCTGTCACACTGATTGCCCTTTACGGTGGGCAGGTCAACAGGCTGTCGGGTGTGGTGGGTGACACAGAAAAAGCCAGAAAAGCCGTTTCATTTGTCAGGTCGCACTTCCGTGTCAACGAACTGGAGGCGAAACTGTCACGGCAGGCAGAACTGGGCCTTGTCAGGAACATCTTCGGCCGGCCTCTTCGGGAGGCGACAAAGAACGCACGTGTTCGCACCAACCATTACCTGCAGTCGTCTGCTGCTGAGTTGGCCCCCACGTTGTTTTCTGAGCTTTGCCAAAAGTTTTCGCACGGCGTCAGGCCACTGTTCGTCATCCACGATGCGCTGGTGGTGGATGTGGCGGCAGATGTTGAACACGAGTTCAGGCAGCAGGCTGTGACAATTGCCTGGGACGGAAGCAGGTTTCCTGTGAAAATTGAGAAGCTGGACCATACTTAAGGACATGAAAAATTTTGACAAAATGTTTGCCCAGGCAGTCGGGGCTCTCCTGGAAGAGAAAGAAGGCAGCAAGCCAGCAGCCGATCAACCCGCTAGACCCCCAGCAAAAAGTGTCATCCTCTGGAATCCAGGAAAAGGAAGCTGGGGCGCAGTCGTCAAAGGTCTCAAGCACGAAGCTGACGAATCTTACGACGATGTCATCGCAAAGTCAGCTGTGTCAGTCGCGAAGAGCCAGTCTCTGATGGGCAGGCTTGGGATCACGAAAAAAGCGACAAGCAAAGACCCATTGGAAGCGGCGAATGAGGTGTTGTCACAGGCTGTGGCGTCAGCCGCCATGTCGCAGCTGTACGGCACACCAGCCATCACGCCCGAGCAGGTGTCTGTGCCCGTTGTGCTCTCTATGGAACCAGACGACATTGCGTCAGGCGAAGGCGTGTCAGGCAGAAACGCCACTGTGTACATTCACCTGACACTGTTGGGTGCCTACAATGCAGGAAAATTTGACATCCCACCAGGCGTAAAACTCAGGATTACGACTGCTTCACCGTCATCGAAGGCTGTAATAGTTCAAAAAGTGTGAGTATCGTTGAACTTGTTCGTCGTGAATTGATACAATCAATGCATGAAAACTAACGAACAAATTATTAAGGCGTACGAAAAATACATTGCACTGTTTGCAAAATACTTCAGTGACGCCAATGCGACTGAGCTGGACTCTCTGTTGGGCCCTAGGTTGGCAGTCGCAGCTCGCGGACTGACGCTGGCCGAAGGTGGATATGCTGGTGGCCTGGTCGACTTTGCAATTTCTGCTGCCAAGAAGTCAAAGATTTTTACTGATGTGACTGACACAAAGTCGCTCGTCCGCGTGGCGTTGGTCAATGAACTCGGTAAAATTGGTGACGACAAAGAGGACTTCCTAATTCCGCAGGAATCGTCGTGGCATGTGGAAAAGTTAGGACAGTATTACAAATTTAATCCAGCGTGCGAAAAAATGTTGTCCTCGCACAGGACGCTATATTTTGTCTCAAAATTAGGCATTAATTTAAACTCTGACGAGTGGATTGCCATAATTACATCATCTGGCCTCCATGTGGAGGATAACGGATTTTACGCCAGGAACAGTCACTTACTGACGCATGTATGGCAGACATGCAAGTGCTTGGCGGAAAATGAACTTAAGGCAACGATTGCCAGTTCAAATGAGTAAACGCTGCCGCATTAATTAACACAGGAGACTAACATGGCAAAGGCTGAAGATAAGAAGAAGGAAGGCGACAAGAAGGGCGGCAAGAAGGGCGGCAAGTAGTCGTAATTTCTTGAAACTTGAATCTGTTGTATTCGGTTTAGTGGCGGGTGGCAGAAAAAATACTTTCTGTCACCCGTTTCATTTTGATCATATTTATCTGCATGCAGAAACTACTTAGACAATTCGTTGCTGAGACGATCGCAGAGACCGGGAAGAAAGAAGCACGCATCGAACCAAGGGATGATGAGCTTCTGACAGAACCTGATTTTTCTGCCGATGAAGTCGATGCCGAAGAAAAAATTGAAGTTTCTGTTGCAGGTTCGGTGGCAGGAGTGACAACACCGCTTGGCACCGGTCCGACATACCCCCACAGGGGTGCAGAAAGAAAACCTGCTTGGGCGGCAGCGTCCAGTGGTTTCGGAAAAGCAAAACCTCACAAGTCTAAGCGCGACGCTCTCGACAAATAAATTTGAACAATAACACTTACAAAACTACTATACTAAAAGCAAATACCAAATTGGTTCAACAATGAATCATGCGGGAAACTTAGAATTTGCAAATTTGACACACAAGGAGATTTAACACAATGGCTTTTAACGTTGATGCAATTCGTAAGAAGTTAAATGATTTGACTGGAAAAAATAACAAGAAGAACGCCACCTGGCGCCCTGAAGAGGGGAAGTCTTACACGGTCCGTTTTATCCCACTCCCCAAGTCCTCTGACGGGTCGGGACTCCGTGACCTGTCGTTCTACTACAACATCGGCACAAATCCAGGTCTTCTGGCACCTTACCAGTTCGGTAAGCCAGACCCGTTTCAGGAACTGATTACCAAGCTCCGTTCTGACGACAGCAAGGACTCTTTCGAGCTAGCCAAAAAGCTGTACCCCAAGACACGTGCTTTCGGTGCAGTCATCGTTCGCGGTGAGGAAGAAAAGGGTGTTCGCATCTGGTCCTTCGGTAAGACGGTCCAGCAGGACCTCTACAATGTGATGTTGGATGCCGATTACGGCGACATCATGGACTATAAGAAGGGCTACGACATCAAGGTCATTTGTGAAAAGTTGCCTGGCAAACAGTTTGCTGACATCACCATCCGCCCCAGGCCCAGCCCCACCCCGCTCCACGAGGACCAGGCAAAGGCGAAGGAGTGGATTTCATCGATTCCTAACATGGACGAGATCTATGTTGAGAAGTCTTATGATGAGCTGGCGAAGCTGCTCAATGATTATGTCAATCCACCGGAAAGTTCCAATGCGTCTGTGGGCACCACTCGTGATGCTGTTGCGGCCGACGATGTTGCTGAAACGCCTGCTCCGAAGAAGCAAGCTAGCTCAAGCTCAAGTGCAAAGAAGCTGGACGATGCCTTTGCTGAACTTGATGACCTATAAAATTTAGCGATAAATGACCAAAAAGCTGCCGGCAGGACAAAAATCCTGTCGGTAGTTTTTCATTTACAACTATTTGATTACAATGTCAGAAAGGAGTAAACATGCCACCAAAAATAAAAAAAGCAGAAACAGAAGTCGCGGCACGCAGCAAAAACGTAGCGGACGATTTTACCATCGACCTGATTGTTTCACTGAACAAGGAATATGGGTCAAAGATTGCCTACAACTTGTCAACAGACATTTCACCGACTCACGTGAAGCGCTGGATCTCGTCGGGTTCACGTCAGTTGGATTACATCATTGCCAACAGGTCCGCAGGCGGCGCGCCTGAAGGCAGAATTGTTGAGATCTTCGGTCCACCGTCAATTGGCAAATCTCACATCGCCACACAGTTTGCAAAATCCACCCAGAAAATGGGCGGCATCGTGGTCTACATCGATACTGAAAATGCAACGTCTGTCGACAACTTGGCAGCGCTAGGCGTCGACATCACCAAACGCTTTGTCTACATTGACACACACTGCACAGAAGAAGTCCTTTCAATTGCTGAGTCTACGATTCTCAAAGCTAAAGCGATGAACAAGGACATTCCCGTGACCATTATCTGGGACTCAGTGGCAGCGTCGTCTCCGAAGGCTGAACTTCTGGGCGATTACGACAAGGACTCAATCGGACTCCAGGCGCGCGCAATCTCAAAGGGAATGAGAAAGATAACAGGTGTCATTGCTAACCAGAATGTTCTGCTGCTCTGCCTGAATCAAATTCGTGCGAATATCGGTGTGATGGGCCACGGCGACCCGACTACCGTCCCTGGAGGTCGTGCCATACCTTTCCACGCCTCGGTCAGAATCAAGCTGGGTGCGGGGCAGCAGATCAAAGACAACAAGGACAACGTCATTGGCATCAATGTATCAGCCAAGACCGTCAAGAATAAAGTTGCCCCGCCGTTCCGCACTTGCAATTTTGAGATTCATTTTGGAAAAGGAATTGTGGAACACGAACAGATGTTCGATGTCATTCGTTCGTCGTGTGACGACCTCGGCGAACTGTTATGGGAAGGCAAGCTCCTAAAAATAGGAGGGACAGGTGCATGGAAAACTCTGTCAGTTATCGATTCGACAACGGGTGAAGTCGCCTACCAGCGTAAGTTTTACAAGGGAGACTTCGGTGAAGTCATGGCCAGCGATGCAAAGTGGGTCGACCCACTGTTTGATAGGGCCATGACGAGGATGTTAGTTAGCCCAGTTGGCGTCAATGTTGATGACGAGTCGTACGAGGAAATTGTCTCTCTTGCTGAAATAGGCAGCGACGCCGTGGACATCCTTGAGCGTAACTGATAGTCAACTCTGAAACAGGAAAAAATGCAACCAACAAACGCAGGAGTGTCCGTCGATAGGCCTATTTTGGTCTTCGACGGACTTTGAATGAAGAATCAATTGCTTCATGCGACATTTCATTGCAAACCCGACGATGTCGGAGCACGGGGAACACAAAGGCGGTTTTGTAGGATTCCTAAAATCTATCGGTCCGCTTTGTAACCAGTTCAGGCCGAACAAGGTGATTGTGGTCTGGGAATCTGGTGGGAACCAGAAGCGGCTGGCAATCAGTGGTGGAACTTACAAGGGTGGGCGTCGCCCAAAGGCTCTTAACAGGTATTACGAGGATGACATACCAGACACCAAAGAGAACCACAACGACCAGGTGTCTCTGGTGGTGGAAGCCCTGAAAAGCCTGCCTGTCAATCAGGTCTATGTCAAGGACGCCGAAGCCGACGACATAATCAGTTACATTTGCAAGTATAAATTTTTAGAGTCCAAGATTGTGGTCGTCTCGTCCGACAAAGACCTCTACCAGCTGATCGATGGCAGGGTGAGCCAGTGGTCGCTGAACCAGAAAAAATTGATAGACAAGCGCGAGGTGAAAGAAAAATATGGCTTTTATCCTGAGAACATTGTCGTCGCCAGGTGTTTTACAGGTGATGATTCTGATGCGATACCTGGCATCAAGGGGGCAGGATTTCGCACGCTGTTGAAACGGTTTCCAGAACTTGGTGGTGACAAGCACGTCAGTGTCAATGAAGTGATTGACAGCGCCCGGAGGCAATCTTCGTCGAACATCTCGCTGTTCAAAGAGATTGTCACAAACGAGGAACACATCAGGAACAACTGGAAACTGATGAACCTGAGTGTGACCAGACTTAATGGCGACCAAGTGAAAAAATTGGAACACCAGCTCGAAACACCCGTCCCTCAACCGAATAAAATGAATTTGTTAAGGATTCTCAACAGGGAAGGACTTAGAGGCGTTGACATTGATTCAAACTACCTCTCAATGAGAGCTGTCATTTCATGAACGAAACAAACCAAACATTTTCAAAATTTGGCAAACAATTTCAGGAAAAAATTTTACAGGGCCTGCTGGGCGATGCTCCCTGGGCTGCACAGATGGTCGAAGTAATGAACCCATCGTTCTTTGACATCGATTATCTAAAATTTCTGTCAGAACGTTACTTCAGTTATTACAACAAATACAAGAGTTTTCCGACGCTCGGGCTGTTGGTCACCATTATCAAGGAAGACCTGTCAGAAGGCAGCGACATCATTCTTCGTGACCAGGTGGTGGACTTTCTTGTCAGAGTGAAATCCAATCCACATCCAGGTGACATAGCGTATGTCAAAGAGAAGGCATTGGATTTCTGCAAACGGCAGGCATTCAAAGAGGCGTTGGAGAAGGCTGTCGACCTCATCCAGGGGGAAAATTTTGAGGAAGTTGTCGGTCTGATGAAGAAAGCTGTGTCTGTCGGCATGCCAAACTCAACGGGACACGATTTCTTCGAAGACATCGAGGCACGGTTTATCAAATTCAATCGCCACGCTGTCCCGACCGGTTTTAAACGCTTGGACGAACGTGATATTTTTCAGGGTGGCCTGGGCCGCGGCGAGATTGGTGTGGTCGTCGCCTCAACCGGCGCAGGAAAGTCACATTGGTTAGTTGCTCTCGGTTGCAATGCCATGCGGCGGCATAAAAATGTTCTCCACTACACCTTCGAACTGACTGAGCACGCCACCGGACTGCGTTACGATTCCAACCTGTGCGGGCTGCCTTCCAATGACGTCCAGGACAACAAAGAGCTGGTGACAAAGACCTACAAGGAAAAGAAATTTGGCAGATTGGTCATCAAAGAATACCCGACAGGCAGCGCCACGGTAATGACTGTGCGCAACCACATAGAAAAGTTACAGATGAAGGGTTTCAAACCCGACATTGTGATTATAGATTACGCAGACATCATGAAATCGTCGAGGTCATATGACTCTCTTCGGCACGAACTGAAACTTATTTATGAGGAACTTCGTAACCTGGCAATGGAACTTGAAATTCCAATTTGGACGGCCTCACAGGCCAACAGGGAGAGCGCGCAAGCAAATGTCGTCGGTCTTGAAAATATGTCAGAAGCTTATGGCAAAGCAATGGTTGCTGATGTGGTTGTCAGTCTGTCAAGGAAAGCCACTGAAAAAGCGTCGGGATTCGGGCGCTTGTTTATCGCCAAAAACCGAGCCGGAAAAGACGGAATCGTCTTCCCGGTAAGCATTGATACCTCGATGTCGACGTTCGAAATTTTGGACGAGAACGTTCTGTCTCTGGACGAAGTGGTCTCACAGAAGAAAAGTGGCATGCAGGAGTTGCTGTCAAGAAAATTCAAAGAAGTTATGGCTGAACACGAGGAAGGCTAATGTATAAGAAGAACGAAGTCATAGAAGAGTCACTGAAATATTTCGACGGTGACTCATTGGCAGCAGATGTTGTCACGAAATACCTGCTCAGGGAACCAGATGGTGATTTTGAGGAAAAGTCACCTGACGAAATGCACCGTCGGCTTGCTCGTGAGTTTGCCAGGGCAGAGTCAAAATATTCCAACCCGCTGCCAGAGAATGAAATTTATGAGCTGTTTCGTGGTTTCAAGTATCTCGTTCCACAGGGTTCCCCGATGTCAGCCGTCGGCAACACCCACCAGGTCCAGTCCCTGTCGAACTGTTTCGTCATCGCCCAGCCCGAGGATTCTTACGGCGGCATTTTGCACGCAGACCAGGAACAAGTCCAAATTATGAAACGCCGCGGCGGTGTGGGTTTTGACATCTCCAAGATCAGGCCAAAGGGCATGACGACCTCGAACGCCGCCAGGACGACTGACGGTATCGGTGTCTTCATGGAGAGGTTCAGCAATTCTACCAGGGAGGTTGCCCAAGGGGGAAGACGTGGCGCACTGTTGCTGTCTATTCACTGTAACCATCCTGAAATTGACACATTCATCAACATCAAGCGGGACCTCACAAAAGTCACCGGCGCCAATATTTCTGTCAGGTTCACTGACGATTTCATGGCGGCGGTTGAAGCTAATACCGACTTCACGCTCCGGTGGCCAGTCACTGCGACTGTGGAGGAAGCAAAAGTCACAAAGGTCGTCAAGGCCAAAGAAATCTGGGACATGTTCATCGACAGCGCTTGGACGTCAGCCGAACCAGGCGCAATGTTCTGGGACACTGTGCAGCGCAATACGCCAGCAGACATTTACGCTGACGAAGGATTTTGTTCAATCAGTTCAAACCCTTGCGGTGAAATCGTCCTCTGTCCGTATGACTCGTGTCGCCTGATGGCAATCAACCTGTCGTCGTTCGTGACAGAACCGTTCACACAGCAGGCGACATTTGACTTTGAAAAGTTTCACGAAGTCGTGGTGAAGTCACAACGTCTGATGGATGACCTGGTCGACCTGGAAATTGAAGCTGTCGACAGAATTCGAGAGAAGATTGCCGCTGACTCACAGCCGGCACACGTGAAAAGGGTCGAGTCTGAACTGTGGGACAAAATCAAAGAGAAGGCTGTGCAAGCCAGACGGACAGGGTTGGGAATCACGGCATTGGGCGACACATTGGCAATGCTTGGCCTCCGTTACGGTTCTGACAAGTCTGTCACAATGACTGAAAACATCTACCGAGCGCTGGCTGTGGGCGCCCACACATCCAGTATTCTGATGGCTGAAGAGCGCGGTGCATTCCCGATTTTCAATTTTGAGAAAGAAAAGGGACACGGTTACCTGGAAAGGATTATTTCTGCGTGCGGACCTGAAGTTTACGCAAAGTGGAAAACGACGGGGCGTCGTAACATTGCACTGACGACCACTGCGCCGACAGGTTCAGTCTCGTGCCTGACACAGACGACGTCAGGCATTGAACCTGCCTATTTGCTTGTCTACAAACGTCGCCGCAAGCTCGTGTCTAACTCAGATGCCGGTGTGACGCCAGACTTTGTTGACGCGTCAGGTGACAAGTGGCAGGAATATACCGTCTACCACCACGGCTTCAAAAAGTGGATGGATGTCACCGGTAAATCAAATGTGGAAGACTCGCCGTATTACGGAGCAACATCTAACGACGTTGACGGGCTGAAGTCAGTAGAAATGCAGGCAGCAGCGCAGCGGTTCGTTGACCACTCTTTGTCGAAAACCTGCAACCTCCCATCCACGGCGACCAGAGAACTTGTCTCACAGGCTTACATGGCTGCTTGGAAATCTGGCTGCAAGGGCTTCACCGTTTACCGTGACGGGTGCAGGGCAGGTGTGCTCGTCCAGAATACGAAGAAAGACGAGAGAAAGAGCGACTGCTTGCATGCCAAAAAGAGGCCGAAGGAACTGCCTTGCGAGATACACAGGACTAACATTCGCGGTGAGAACTGGTTGGTGTTGGTCGGGCTTGTCGATGGTGCCCCTTACGAGATCTTCTGCGGCACAGCTGAAAATATCGAAGTGCCAAAGAAGTCCAAAATTGGGTCTATTGTGAAAAATGGAAAAAAGGAAGGTTGGGCGACGTACAACTTGAGGGTCCCTGTCAACAGCGATGACGAGGTGGTGTTCAAGGACATCAACACTCTGTTTGACAATCCCACCCACAGCGCCTTCACCAGGACACTGTCTCTGACGCTGCGTCACAGGATTCCAATCAATTTTATCGTGGAACAGCTTCAGAAAGGCAAGAACGATGACATGTTTTCTTTCAGCAAGGTCCTGGCACGGGTCCTAAAGACTTACATCCCGAACGGGACAAAATCTGCAGGAGACAAGCATTGCAACTCCTGTGGGTCTGACTCTTTGGTTTATGTGGAAGGTTGTGTCACATGCAGCGCATGTTCGTGGAGCAAATGTTAAATGATAGGAAATACAAGAAAGACATCGTTAGAGCAGTTTTACACACCGCTTGCCACCGCCACCGAGCTGGTGAGAAAATCAAAAGAGGCGATTGGTGACTGGGAGCGTTTCACATGGGTAGAACCTGCCGCTGGTTCTGGTTCTTTCTTGCGTGCAATGAGAGACGAGGGAATTGCCAACACGGTGGCGATGGACATAACCCCGAAATCTAACAGCGAAAAAATTGAAAATGCCGATTTTCTTAAATCTGACATTTCTCTGGATTCGGCGGTCGTCCTGACGAACCCACCGTTCGGGCGTTGCAACTCGCTCAGCGTAAAGTTTTTCAACAAAGCGTCAGCGCTCGGTGCGAGGTACGTGTGCTTCATTGTGCCGCGGTCGTGGCGAAAGTGGAGCGTGCAGAACAAACTTGACAGACGTTACCACCTCATCGTGGACGACGACTTGCAAGTCGATTACACTGGCTCTCAGGGGAACAAACTTTCGAAAAGCAACGCTCTTCGGACATGTTTCCAGATTTGGGAAAAAAGAGACACATTGCGCGAGCAGATTGAAGTCAAAAACAGCGGCTACATTAGAAAAACCACACCAGAACTTGCCAACGTAGCAATCACGACTTTTGGGTGGTCATGCGGCCGCGTCGAGACTGATTTCATCCGGACACCGAACACGACAAAACTTTACCTGTGTGCGAAAGACTTATCGGTGATAGACGCGCTGAAGTCGCTCCAGTACGAGAGATTTTTTAATAATGTCGCCCATGTGCAGTCTTTGTCAATGAACGAGATTGTGTTCTTGTTGAACGAAAAGCTTGATGCCGTGGGCAATGTTCGGTCAAATTCGCTGTGATACGATAATATCAGGAGGAAGCATGAACGAGAATGCTTTTGACAAAGGTTTCGAAATTAAATATCAACCTGGGCGCCGAGGGTATGCCACCCTCGGAAAGGTGGGTTGCCTCCCTATCATTGAACTTTATCGAATCAAGGCGGCAGCGTCACCGTGGGCGGCCAAACGAAATAAGACCATATGGTTCATTCGTGAATTGACTTTGACTGATGGTCCAATTAATGAGGCCCTTCCTAGTGATTGGAAGGTAATGAAACATCGGGGATTCGATTCTATCGAATCCTTTTGCAGGTGGATAAGGAGCGTATGATTTACCAAAGTCTTCCCTACAGGAACGTTTACGTCAAGAAGTCATTTCTGACAGGACCAAAGAATTTTATATGGGGAAAGGATGAAACAGTTCACGGCATTCTAGTGGGTATGAAAGCAGTGTTTCGAGCCACACCTCTGTACGAAGTCTACTTTCCAGAATTTCAAGCGTGTTACGACAAGGTCCTCCAGTGCGCAATTTTTGAAAAGCCTGACACCCCTGACATTGAACTGACACTTCCTGATGTAGGTTGGTGGGATTGCATTTCAGAAGACATTCAGGTCTATGAAAAGTCTCTGTTCAGGCACGGACGAGTGAAGATGCAGAACAAGAGAGGTAAATGGTTCGAAGGAAACTACCTTTGGACTGTTGACTTCTTGCCTCCTCATCACAACCGAGGTGTGGACGTTTCTGAAGCCCAGTGGTGGTCAGAACATAAACAAGCCAACTTCATGTTTGACACCGAGACGGGTGTCCTTGTTTGCGGTCCCAATAATAAGATGAGATATGTGTGCGAGTCTCTGTGCAAGGCTGAAGCAAAACAACCTTTCTTCAAGGTTTTTTCTGGAGCTGATTGGTCACACGAAGACCAGGGTGAATTTTTTGGTGATGTCGGTGAAAATTTTGACTATTACGACACATCTTTCAAAAAGAAGCTATAATTATTGTGTGATTGTTGTAAAGACCAAAATCGATCTGAGCAAGATTCCTAACGCAGGAAACGGACTTTTTGCTGCACAAGCCATTCCTGTTGGCATGGCAGTTGCAATTAACCGACCAGGTACTTACTACATTTACTCACAGAAAGACTTCGAAGGGTTCGAAGACAGTTTCAAGAACTTCATTCGAGACTTTGGTTGCCTGAAAAACGGAGTGTGGAAAGTGGACAAAGGTAGAGACAAGTTCATCAATCACTCCAGGAATTCCAATCTGACATTCGATGGCGTGGCAAGGCGAAACATCGCTGCGGGCGAAGAACTGACTTACGATTACCGAGAAATTGATGACAACATGTTCCTCAACCCGCCTTCTTGGTTGTAAATCTTCAATGACAGTTCTATAATCTACAAGACCAATTATGGTCTTTGGAAGACACTGCAATGAATGTTTGGGTTCCTCCTAAGTCTCCTTACGACCTCATTCAAGAATCTCTTTTTCCTGACGAGTGGAAAATTCTGGTGTCGTGTATGTTGCTCAACCAGACGACTCGAAAACAGCTCAACAAAGTCATTTGGCCATTTTTTGAGCGTTGGCCGTCGCCGCAGGCGCTGCTACAGTCTTCGCCCGAAGAGATTGGTGAAGTGTTGAGACCACTCGGTTTTTGGCGTCGCCGCCCGCTTTCTCTGCAGAAGTTCAGTCGTGAGTATATTTCCAAACCGTGGAACGAACCGAAGGAACTACACGGCATCGGAAAATATGCCAATGACGCCTGGCATATTTTTGTCAAAGGCGATTGGGTGACAGTTGAGCCTAATGACCATGCCCTTAGTTGGTACCACAAGTGGCTGAAAGAGGCACATTTTGCTGTCGAAAGATGGGAAACAGTTGACTTTTAAGGCAGAACCTTACGATGCAATCCGAACAGACAAACCTGTAATATTCGTGAAGTCGCATGATGGGAACATCAACGCCTTTATGAACGTCATCGAAACCGCGCGCTTGGGCCAGCGGTGGAAAGATCCCTGCAGAGGGAGGAATTGGTAGTTCACCGCCTGTCATTACTGCTGCTTTTAAAGCAGCAAAAGAGCACCTCATCGAAGGCGGCGACAACTATTTCATCCTTGTTGATGGGAATGCCATCTTTCCATTCATTGTACCTGACATGGAAGACCCACTGGGTCTGAAGGCGTTCGGTGTACCAGTCCTAAGTCCGACATCCATCAAAAAGGCTGGACTTAGTCCATACGGCGGCAGCGGCGTTGGAAAATAAGGCTTGCGCTGAGGGCTGAGTTCGTCAGGGGGCACCACTTTAAACGATGTAACATTGTTCTTGCTTGTCGGTGTGTAAATCCAACCAGTGCGGTATAGAATAAGAATGTCAATGCCATTATGGCAGGTAAGCTACCGCAAGAATGACTCAAAAGAAGACTATTGAACAACAGTTCAGGAAGCTGGATGACATTGAACATTGCCTGACTAGGTCAGGCATGTATCTCGGATCCACCAAGACACGTGAGGAGGAAATCTACCTGCTCGATGAGCAGCGTCGGTTCATCCGCCGCCAAGCACAAGTCAATCCAGCGTTCATGAAGATATTTGATGAAATTATCTCTAACGCCGCAGACGAACACCGCCGCAACACCAGGCTCAACAAAATCACTGTGACAACCGACAGTGGCACCGGTCAAATTGTGGTGCTTGACAACGGTGGCATTCCTGTGGTGAAACACAAGGAGCACGACGAGTGGGTTCCGGAGATGATTTTTAGCAGCCTCCGCGCAGGCTCGAATTTTGATGACACTGAGGAACGCCTTGTTGCGGGGACCAACGGTGTCGGGGCGACATTGACAAACATCTTCTCCACTGAGTTCAGGATTCGCACGTGTGATGGCAAACGTGAGTTCAGTCAGGTGTTCACTGGTAACATGCGTGAACGAGGTGAACCAAAAATCACCAAGGCCGCATCGACTGTAGGTTTCACTGAAATTTCATACGTTCCTGATTTTCCACGTTTCGGCCTCGACGGGCTGGACTCTGACCACGTGGAAATGATGCGAAAACGGTGCGCAGACATTGCGGCCTGCAATCCGCTCATCCGGGTAGAATTCAACGGTGAAAACTTCAGCTTCTCGTCGTTCTCGGCATACTGTCGCCTCTACACAGAGAACGTCATGTATGAAGGGTCAGAGCGTTGGAGGATTGCTCTCGGTGTCTCTGACGGCTCTTTGCAACAGGTTTCATTCGTTAACGGTGTAGAAACGAAGGACGGTGGGACACATGTGGATTTTGTCACGAACCAGATTGTCGAAGTCGTCCGCACGCGACTGAAAAAGAAGCACAAAATTGAACTGAAACCTGCTGAAATTCGCAACCACATGTTCGCATTTGTCAGTTGTGACATTGTCAACTCTTCCTTCTCGTCGCAGACCAAGGAAAAGTTGATTACCGATCCTAGGGATTTCGGTTCTAGGCACGAGCTCTCTGACAAGTTTCTGAAGCAAGTCTGCGAATCCGAATTCATCCAGCGCATTCTTGACTGGGCACAACAGAAAAACCTGGCCGACGAACGCAGAAAACTGCGTGAGCTCAACAAACACGTTTCAAATGCGAAAGTTCTGAAACTGATTGACGCAAAAAGTCGCAACCGCGAAGAATGCACATTAGCATTGTTCGAAGGCGATTCAGCTTCAAGCGCTTTTCGAAAGTATCGTGACCCCATGACCCAGGGAGCTTTCCCTCTTCGTGGTAAATTTCTCAATGTCTCCGAACTTCCGGCCTCAAAGGTCATCCAGAACCAGGAGGTCAAAGATATTTTGACAGCGCTTGGCCTTCGAATGGGCGATGAACCAAAGGGCCTGCGTTACGGAAAGATTTTGGTGTATTCTGATGCAGACCCAGACGGTGATTCGATTGCAGGCCTTCTGGTCAACTTTTTCGGTCGATTCTGGCCAGAACTTTTGAGCCAAAATCGTTTCTATCGGGTAATGACTCCTTTGGTGGTTGCCAAGAAGGGCAATGAGACTCTTTCGTTCTATACACATGAGGAGTTCGAGAAGTGGCAATCTTCCGTCAGGGACATAAAAAAATGGGATGTCAGTTACAAGAAGGGACTGGCAGCGCTAGAAAATGAAGAGTATGCAGAAATCATCAGGAATCCAAAAACATTCTCAATCGTCCCAGGTGATGACCTGAAACAGGTCTTGGATGATTGGTTTGGTGCCAATCCTGCGGTTCGCAAGAAGAAGATTTTGGGTGAAGTATAACCTCTGAGACAAGGAAACACATTTTATGACATTGCAAGTTCGTACAGCTGATGACTTCTTCGATAACGAATATCGAAGTTATGGAATTTACTGTGTCTCGCAGCGGGCGATACCCAGTGTAATTGACGGTTTCAAGCCATCCCAGAGAAAGATTGCCTACGCGGCCAATAATGTCTGGAAAACAGGTAACGAAAAGCCGATGAAGGTCTTCCAACTGGGTGGTCTGGCGGCGGCACAGACCATGTTTCACCACGGTTCGTTGGACGGTACAATCATCGGCATGACTCAGTCTTTCAAGAACTCAATGCCAATTTTCCAAGGAGTGGGACAGTTCGGTTCTCTCCGTGCTCCGACAGCTGGTGCCTCTCGTTACATTGGTGTCAAGTTCAACGAAAATTTTCGTCTTCTTTACAAAGACTTTGACCTCTGCGACCCACAGTACGAAGAGGGAGAGGAAATTGAACCAACATTCTTTCTTCCTGTCATTCCGACAGTCTTGCTGAACGGTAGCTCAGGCATTGCTGTTGGTTTTGCTACAAATATTCTCAATCGTAACCCAAAACAACTGATAGAAGCATGTCTGGCAGTTGTTGCAGGAAAGAAATGCACAGACGTCAGTCCGTGGATTGGAGAATTTAGCGGTGATTTTCGTCGTGTTCCTGACGCACCCAGGTCGTGGACGATACACGGAAAGTATGATGTAAAAAATACGACCACCGTCGATGTGTCAGAAATCCCGCCTTCTTGGACTTACGAGTCTTACGAAGAGCACTTGGACGCCTTGGTGGAAAAAGGGACAATTGTCTCGTACGATGACCTTTCGACTGAAACACCGCACTACATTCTAAAATTCACTCGCCAGAAACTAGCTGAACTCCAAGAGAAAAATCGACTGAATTTTGTCCTGAAAATGACCGAACGTGAGGGTGAAAATTACACGACGCTCGACGAACACGGAAAACTGAAAATCTTCCAGTCGCCTGAGGAAATTGTTGAATATTTTGTGGATTTTCGTCTGAAGTATTACGACAAGCGGAAGCAGAAACTTCTGGGACGGCTGGCAGGTGAAATGAACGACCTGAACGTGAAATGTAGGTTCATTCAGGCCATCCTTGACGAGAAGCT